TTAGCTGGCCTCATTTTCTAAATCAACTGTCCAAACAAAAATACTTGCCTCTTTAGCCTGTTTAATGATGTCCTTAGTACCACGGCCATGCTTGTCCTTGAAAACCACCAGCATGGCATGATTCTGGCCATCTTTAGGGGCATTATGGTGCAGGGCATAATCAATCATCTTTTGATTACGCATGTGCCCGCAATTGTTCCCGTGTCGACCAAGCAAGGCAGTAAAGCTTTTGGTTTGGATATTGTGTACTCTTGCCCATTCTCGGGCTAAGTAAACCGCACCGTGAGATGTTCCGGAATCAATCAGGGTATCAATAGGGGTACTAGTATGTATTGATAGTAATGTTCTGGCTACGATACGGCGAAAACCATCACCAGAAACGATACGACCACCGCAAACGATAACATTCATGATTTAATCTGCCTGTTGTTGTTAAGTTTGCTAGGGCTGGGGTAGGGTGGTTGTATTGGTGGGGCGTTATACCAGTCGCAGGATAGGCCTGCGGCACCACCGTAAAAACTGTTGTGGTAAACAAGGCAGGTGATTTTGCGTCCATCACGTAAAACAACCTGTGTTTCCATAATATCTTCACCAGCCTGTTCCGCTGCTCTGATTTTTCTCTCTGCTACAGAATCACAACCAGCAATAAAAAAAGCCACAAAAGTGGCTATCATTGTATTTTTTTTCATAATGGTATTTACATTCAAAAAAAGGGGGAAGTTTATTCCCCCATTTGATTTCTAAAACAATGCTAAATTTAATTTATCACGAGGTGCTGCGACCTTTAAGTGCAAGCAGTTCCATTATCGTCAAGTGCATGTAATTAACACAGCTATTAATCCCGCCTGATAGTGCTGTTAGCTTGCTGGTAAATTTCAAAAAGTCCTCTTGGCTTAGTTTATCAGTGATATTATTACTTCTATAGCCGTCAGTTAATTTAGATAACGTTTCCATAATAAACGTTGTTGTATCTAACGCATGAAAACAATATTCACTAAGATGTTCTAAATCTTTTCTGCTGATCTGTTCTAGCATTTCATCTATACCCTCAACATCCTGTATTATGGCAAGCAACCCGGCGTTATTCATTAAGCAGGCTATTTCATCATGGTGACGGGCGCGAAACTTATCTTCTACTTGCATTGCTATATACTCCTAGTTAATAAATCAATTACATTGATAGGTTGATTAGGTTTTGTGCTCATTGTATCAATTGGATTGTGCAATCCAATAAATAAAGTGACCATTTGAGATTATTGCTATTAAATCCTTTGTTTTTTGCTGGGGTATGTTGCGTTTTGATGCGCTTTCCAGCCAGTGGCGTCTGATAATGGTTCTGGCATTTCTTAGATGTCCCACGCCGTAATGCGCCTCGGTATTTATTAGAGACGATTTGACAGGAATGATTACCTCATATAGTAGCATACCATATCTTACGACCAATGCTCCCGTTGGTCTATGCTCCCAGCAAATACGGTTGCCATAAGGGTGATTTTTTAATTCATGAAGATGTATTTTAAGCTTCATGATAACTCCTTTCAATTTGCGTTGTTTACTAATATGCGTTGGTTGTTAGAAGCATGTGTATACGAAAGAAAATACGCCGCACTTCTTCGTCTTGGTGATTGAGCAAAAAATCGGATATACTTTTATTTTCAGCCTTTATAAATTCGTCAATTTTATGCCTCAACCCTTTAAGCATAAGATCGGAAGCTTTAACTGCGCAGCTTTTATCTCTATATAAAAAACCAAGCTTTAACATGAGCTTTAGCTCTGGTTTATACCGGGTGTATTTAATTTTTATAGATGCTTCTTCATGTAATGGTTCGCTAACCCAAAAGTCACCACAAGCCGCTGATTTAGCACCTACAAAATGAAATATTTTCCTATTTCCCTTAACGTATGCACGCATGTATTCAGCAGCATCTTTAGCCCCTTGTCTGGTTAGATATACAAGGTTCCGATTTAATCTCATATTATCCGTATCCGTATCCATCCACTCATCAATAATAAAACCATCTGGGCTTGTAGGGTCAGCAATGAAAATTATAGTGTTCTTTAAAGGCTTTCTTTTTACTGGGAAAAAAGGTTGAGTCATTTCAGTCTCCATGTTTATTATTTGTTGGTTGGCAAAACTAAAGCCCGCTGGTTGGCGGGCTTGGCTATTTAGGTCTAGGAATTTCGGATAGAAGCATATAGTGGGTAACATGAATATCCGGATCACCCTCGTAATCCTCCCATATTTTTATCCCGGGTTGATAGTAAGCTAAATCAACCCCGTGTATACCCTCCCCACAGGTAAGATAAAAGTCTTTTCTATCTGGCAATCCATCTTTTTCAACGCTTTTCCAGTTGAGAAAATTATCCATTGCATTGTTATCCTTAACCATGTCCAATGACGCTGATATTATTTGACCTCTAAGCATTTCTGAAAATTCATACTCTATTCTTTCTCCTATAAACAATAGGATTAACTGTTCTTTTACGTTTAGATTCCTTGATACTTCTGCATAACCGTTTGCTGGTGTCATCCCTAACATCGCTAAGGCAGCTAGCCGAGCTGGGTAGGCTAAAGCATCTACTTCATCAGTGTCCTTTAAATTTAGTTCTGAAAACTTAACCTTAAGCTCCTCAATATCATAATCATCAAAATGCAAATATAGCGATTTATACTCCTGATAAATTGCTTTTGCTGATTGAGATTTGACTCCGGCTTTGATGGTTAATTGAAAAAACACAACGATAGTAATTATGAGGCCGGATATTATTGCGCTACACAATCCAGCTACCGTGCAAATAGCCACGAGCATCAAAATAAGCGCAGCCAACTTATCTAGTCGACCGAAAAACTTATACATAAATTTTTCATACCAAAATGAATAGGCAATCGAAAATTTTAAGTGTTGCGCCGTTTGTTCCCAGTTATCCATGCGTATTACCTCCATCTGTTATTAAGCTCAAAAACTAAAGCCCACTCGTTAGAATGGGCTGCGATTTTTAAACTCGTTTCACACTTGTCTCAGATCTTTCGACAGCTTATTTAAAGAACAATGAACAATCTATTGTCGCTATCAACTTATGCAGCGTGGCAACCTAGCCTGTACTTCCTTTTGCTGCGTTTCCCCAGTTCTTTTTCATACTGAGGTCATCGGTGTCTGTATTTGTTCGATGCAACAAGTATAGAAAACTAAACAAGCAAGGTCAATAATAAATTTAAAAAAATATACATTATTTCCTTAAATTTATTATATACATTTGATTTTTAATTATAAAAATGTATATAAAACTATACTCAAGAAGCTCCAGCCTCTGTAATATTTTTCATTGGTAAACATGTATAATTTATTATTTTTAACTAAGGAACATACATATGAACAACCGAACACTGAGGCTGCGTTATTTAATTGAGCGAGGTTTTGGAGGTAGTCAAACTGCATTTGCAAAAGCAATTAAGCGCAATACTGCCCAAGTTAATGCATTGGTTAAAGGCGGAGAGGTCAAAGGCGGTAAGAATCTTGGAGATGCTTTAGCATTATATATTGAGCGGACATTAGGGCTAGTAATAGGATGGTTTGATGAGCCAATTGACGGCGAGAACAGTCTTTCAAAGCCCAATAAAACAGACAACAAAATATTAGGCAAAAAAGCGGGCTTGTCGAGAGTGGGGTTTGTTGAGGCTTTCGATGAGTCAAATGATTTTCTGGATTGGGGGGTTGATATCCCGCTTTATACTGATATACGCCTATCAGCCGGCAATGGATTTTCGGCTGATATTCAAGACTATAATAATTTAAAATTAAGATTTTCAACCAATATGTTGCGTCGTTATAATGTTAAACCTAATTATGCGGTATGCATTACTGTGGACGGAAGTAGCATGGAACCGGGGATGCCAGACGGAGCAATAGTTGGTATAAATACAGAAGATAAGATTCTTCGGAATGATAAGTTATACGCAATAAATTATGATGGGCTTTTGTGCATTAGAATTTTACGCAAACTTCCTAGTAGTAAAATATTGATTCAAAGTTATAATACAGCATTATACCCTAATGAAGAGGTTGGTATAGAAGATGTAAGTATTATAGGGCGTATATTCTGGTGGTCTGTTTTTATTTGAAGTTAACGCATATTAATTTGTTTGTTTCATTGAAATATTATCTCCCTTTTATATGATTTCAACATAACAGATCATAGAAGTTATTAGAAAGATAGAAAAACTAATTATAAGCAAACATGTAAGATGGAGGATAGATAGGATTAAATATCTATAAAATCAAGTGGCAATGCTTTCCAAAATTTCCCATGAACAATTAAACGGTCAAGTTCATCTGGAGTAATCTCAAAGTCAGTATCCTTATATAACTCATTATCAGATATTACTTTAATAACTCCAGACTTCCCCCTTGCTAGGCGTTTGATATATGTATAACCATCAAAGGTAATTAAATAAACACCACTATCTTGGAATTTATCTATATCAGTTTTAATTAAAGTAATTGAGCGTCTTGGGATGGTTGGTTCCATACTGTCGCCATCTGGTGGCATTAATTCAACACCATTTAGATTTTGTGTTCCAAGTAGTTCAACAAGAGCATTATTAGGAATTTCTATTGTTCTTAAAAGTTCGGGAAAATCCGGATTACAAGACCCGAAACCGCAGGATGCGCGCATATCATATAGTCTCAATATAGTTGTGTTGCTTTGTGTAGGTATTATTGTAGTTGACAAGGTGGTTGTGGTGACGTTTTCATTATCTCTACCTGATTTATATTTATTTCCAGAGCCTTCTGCTAGCCATTGAGAAGAAAAATTTGTTTTCTTATCAAACTCTAATAATGGTTTTTTGCCTAGCCCAGTATCACCTTTGAACCATTGATTAACTAGCCCTTTAGAAACCTTTGCAAAATCTGCTAAGTCTTGTTGCGTAACAAGCCCATGTTCTGACATTAATTCCTGTAAACGTTCTCTTAGTGTACTCATGTCAAACAATCCCTTTTATTTTGTTCAGTAGTCTAAACAAAAAACCGTATAGTATGCTTGACTTGTTCTAGTATAGAAAACTATACTTAATTTAAGTTTAATTCTTGAGGCGTAAGCTATGCACACAAAAGACAATGAATTCATTGATGCACTAGGAGGCGTCACAAAAGTTGCAAAAATTTGTGGGATAACGCGGGGAGCAGTTTCTCAATGGAGGCAACGAGGGATTCCTAAAGCCCAGCTCAACTATTTAAGAACACTGCATAAAGAAATGTACCTATACATATTTCATGGAAGGGCTAATTAATGACAACTAAAACAGCCCAAGCAAGCCAGATTTTGAATAATCAAAATACAGAAGCAGCAGAGGTTGTGATTAACCTTGCTGCTATTCGATATCAAGCGAAAAGATTACAAGCGCATTTTCTTAATGCTGGCTTTCAATTCAGCGATAGCGAGTTCTTTAATTTGGCTTTTGATTTTATCGAGATCGTTTCTAGTAAAGACGTGCCCGCATTTATCGCACGGCAAGCCTATGAGCCGGGAAAAGTCGTTTTTTCCCCCTTTCTTCGTCTTAAGCCCTTTTTTGCCGCATTGAGGGCAAGACAGTGGTATTGAATTAGGTAAAGCCATGTAACACCCTTTCGGTAAATAGTTGTGTGAGAACGTCTATTTTACCACGGGCAAAGCGGAAAGACGCTTGACAGCCGGACAGACGGCGGTACGAAAAACACTGGTTAGAGCTGGAGGATGAATATGATGACAACTAAAGCAACTCAAATTTATCTGCAAGATGGTCAATCTGAGGTTGATTTTAAATTCAATGATGAATGGTGCCAGCTTAAAGAGCTGATTCGCTCCGGTAGGAAAGAGGAGGCGCATCGGTTATTGGATGTGCTAAGTGAAATATACCGAAACCGCCCGATTGAGGTTGTTGAGGCGTTGGAAGAGGAGATGGGGCTGAGATGAATAACAATAAAAAAAAGCCCACGGGACTGGGCTTTCGGAAAACGGCTGTTTGGCAGTCGTTCAATTCTTTAAATAACTACAGTTAACTACAGGTGTAATTATGACTTCAGTAGCAAATCTTGTCAATGATAACTCTTTAAAAATAGGCGATATTATCGGAGATGTTACATGTGCCTACAATCCGCGTCTGAAACGTATATGTAAGGGCGATATTAAGGCTGGGCTGGTTTTAAACCAGTTGCACTATTGGTGGCAGTACTGTACCAGTACGGCAAAGGGTTTTTATAAGTCTGTTAAGGAATTGGCTAGTGAACTGGATTTAAGTGAATATGCGGTACGTAAGTCTATTAAGCTGCTGGAAAGCCTTGGCTATATCCGGCGCAAGATTAAGAAGCTTGAGCATAGAACTTATTATCTGGTTGATGAGGCTGCGATTAAAAAGGCTGCTGAGTGTTTTGATGCTGATAAAGCTGACAAGCCTAAATATCGTGTATTTACTGGTGTGCTTGGTCGCATTTGCCGAGGTGCAAAATATGACATTTCCCGAATGACGACATGTCGCAATTCGGGAGTGGTGACATGTGACAATTCGGGAGTGGCGACATGTCAACACTCGGGAGTTGCGACATGTGACAGTTCGTATAAAGAAGAGATTTATACAAAGAATTATTCAGAGAATTATTCAGAGATAGAGCGCGCTAGTGATTCTGAGGATTTTGAGTTAGTCCCAGATGGTGAACAGCCAGAATCGAATGATGATAATGCTGATGGTGTTGAGTATGCGCCAATAGGGCTGCATAAGAAATGTGGCTGGTGTGAAAACTGGGTAATGCCGGATAAATATCTGGATTACGCGGCAGCTAAGGGGCTTGTTGGGACTGCGCTAGAGATTGAGATTGAGAAGTTTGTGAATTACTGGCTATCTGGTGATGCTAAGGATTCCAAGAAGCGCAACTGGGAAGCTACATGGCGCAGATGGGTTTTAACGTGGTCAACTAGCAGTGCTGGCAGAATGAGTGCCAATAAACGCCGGAATGAATGGGATTGTACTAATGCGCGCTATGTGGAGGTAAAACCGAATCTGCGGGTGTATGGGGTAGATGTTGGCGGACGCAGGGTGTTTGTTTCTGTTCTCGGAACAACTGGCGAATGGAAAGCGCCGAAATGGGAAGAGGTAGGCAATAGCTCAAGTGCTGATGAGTTGTTTATGGAAACTGTGCGTCTGTGGAATGAGGCTGATTATGGATGCTAGGGAGGTGTCTCAATTGCTGGCAGATAAGGCGTTGAGTGTGTCTGAGTATCTGCTCCCCAATGGCAGGAAAAATGGCAATGAGTGGTGCTGTGGCTCGGTTAATGGCGAGGAGGGGCAATCGCTAAAGGTGCATTTATCCGGCAGTAAGGCTGGTGTCTGGAAAGATTTTAGTGATCAGGACAAAGGTGGCGATTTGCTGGATTTGTGGGCAGCCTGTAGGGGATTAAGCTTTGTTGATGCGCTTAAGGATGCCTGTAAGTGGCTGGGGGTTGAGTTTTCTCCCAAGTTTTCAGTTGCCAGTAAAAAATCATTTACGCGCCCGTCTGTACGCTTGGGGGCGGTGATTCAGCCAAAAGAGGATGGTTATTTTGACAGGCGGCGCATTAATGGCAGTACGCTTAAAGCCTACAATGTGGCCAATCATGACAGGGAAATTGCTTTCCCGTTAATGGTTGAGGGGGTTATTTATAACATCAAGTACCTGACACCACGGCGTAAGGGTGAGGAGAAAAACCGCTGGCGACAAGAATCAAACTGTGAGCCATGTTTGTTTGGGTGGCAGGTAATCACGCCTGATGACGATAAGGTTGTGATTACTGAGGGTGAAATTGATGCTTTGAGCGTTTTTCAGTCTGGGGTAAAGGCGCTGTCTATGCCTAGTGGCGCTAAAAATCTGGAGTGGATTGAATACGACTGGGAGCGGTTGCAGCAGTTTAGGGTGATTTATCTGGCCTTGGATAATGATGACCCGGGACAGTTGGCCACGATGGAGGTTTTGCAACGGCTTGGTGAACACCGGTGCAAGTTGGTTGATTGGGGCGATTTTAAAGATGCTAATGAGTGCCTGTGTAAGGCTGGTGAAGCTGCTGTACTGGATGCCATAGTCAGTGCCAAGTACAAAAAACCGGAAGATTTAAAAAACGCCATTGAGTACGCGGACATTTTGTTTCAGGATTTTAATGGATTACTTGAGACTGCCGCAGGTAATACTACGCCATTTGTTGGGATGAAAGATTTTAAGTTTGGCATGGATCAGTTGACGGTATGGACTGGTTACAGTGGGCACGGCAAAAGCCAGCTATTGGGGTATTGCATGTGTGAAATGATACTGAGGCAGAAAGAACGCATTTGTTTGTTTTCCGGGGAGATGAAGCCCTACAAGGTATTAAATCGCATGGTTAGGCAGGTATGTGGAAAGCAGCGCCCTGATATTGCGGATTTAACAGAGGCATTAAATTTGCTATCTGGCGGGATGAATATCAATGGTGAGCGTTGCACGGAAGACAATGGCAATGAATCTGGCGGGCTGTGGATATATGACGTTAATGGCGCCGCCAGTCTGGAAAGGATGCTCAATGTATTTAAATATGCCAAGCAACGATATAACTGCCGTCATTTTGTTATTGATAGCTTGATGATGTTGGGGGTGGCTGAGAGTGATGTGGACAGGCAGAAAAAGATAGCGGAAATGCTGCGGGATTTTAAATCCCAAAACAATATACATATCCATCTTGTTGCTCACCCTCGTAAGCCTGATAACGGCGATGAATCCAAGCCTCCCAACAAGCATGATGTCAGGGGGTCGGCGGGGATTACTGATCTTGCTGATAATGTTTTGGTTGTGTGGAGGAATAGTGATGCTACAGGTTACGGGACAGACCCGGATGCCAAGCTTATTTGTCAAAAACAACGCGATTCGGGTTATCAGCCCATGGTTAATCTGTTTTTTGACCGTGAAAGCTGCCAATACCATGAGCGTGAAAGGGAAGCCATTAGCATGATTACAGGTGAAAGAGTTCGGCGGGATTTTAAGTCACAGCTTGTGCGATGATGATGTCAAGTTTAGGAAAGAGCGAAGAGTTAAAGGGTATATTTGATGATTAGTAAGATTGAGATAGACACTGCTGCGGATGTGCTGGCTGCGTATGAGCGAACTATGGCCGATCGGAAGAGGCAAGGGCATTGTCTGAGTGCTGAATGGCGCTACGGGAAAGAGAAAGTTATCAGGGAATATGCTTTTGATGGTGTGCACTACAAGCCTGAGGTGTTTGCATTGGTAAGAGGTGCGTTGTCGTTATTGGCACAAAACAATCGGGAGGCGTTTAATGTGCTAGGTATTGAGTATGGGCGCAAGAGCCACTACTTTAAGCGCCGTTCAATCACTGCACGCCATCGTGCTATGGTTAATAGGGGCGCATGGGCTGAACAGGTAGAAAGGGCGTTAATGCTGTTTTGGGCATATATGCAACATTGTGAAAATTTTGATAAATATTTTTTTAATTCACCCTTGCACATGACTTGAATATTTAGTATATTTCTAATCACTAATCTGTTTTTTTCCTTTTTAATGCCGGTGGCAGCTTTGCTGCACCCACAAGAAAGGCATTAACATTTTCTCCTTTTAAGTTGATAAACTTTACTACTACGCCCGCCGTCTCCCTGGCGGGTTTTTTTTATTGGGCGTCTGTATGTGGTTAGCTATTGCACATATAGGGCGTTGATAGCATGTGATAATGAGCACCTAATTTTTTTCATAAAACCCATCTTTTAACTAGCATTCTGGCTTGTGCGGCCAATCCTATCAAGCGCAGCTTTAGCTAGAAAGTTGGAACGGGTATCATGGGTTAATGATACGTAATTATCGACCTTGTCTAAAAGATACTTTGGCCAGCTCACATTAAAGCGTTCAGGCTTCAGGGTTAGGTGGTCAATATTAACCTCGATACCAAACCATTGAGCACCAGCATAATCGGGGTTGGTTATCAGGGTATCAAGTGTCGGCTGTTGTGTTTCAGGCTCCTTGCCGTCTTCGAGCATGCCTTCTATATGAAACAAAATAGCCTGTTTAGCTTCATCAATGGCCTGATTAAGTGTATCGCCATATGAAAAGCAGCCAGGTAAAGATGGTACGGTTACACCGTAGCCAGTGTTTTCATCTTTGTTAATAGCGATGTATAGAAACATGATGCGCCTTTCATTGTAACCGCCGGCTTATTTAAGGCCAGCTTGTTTTAGCTGCGGTTGGTGAAGAGCTTAAAATTACATCAAATTGAATCGAAGCACTATTGCCCGCCTATCGCTTTGACGGGCTTTGATCATGCAAGTAAGTCTAGTTGACCTTCATGAATACCCAATGCGGTAGCCAATTTAATTCTTGTGGCTTTACGTGGTTTTTTTGATGATTCCAGTTGTGAATAAGCTGGTTGAGTTATGCCTAATTTTGTAGCACATTCTTCTTGTGTAAGTTGCAAGTACTCACGCCATGCCCGAGCAGGTGAGTATTGTTTGTCGAACAATAAATCTACCACTTCACTAGGCACGCCATCGGTAAGATTAATTTTAGACGAGCTGGTTAACTGCAAGTATTTATCATAAGGAACTAGGACATATTCAGGATTACCAAATCGATTATTTATAATCTGATAATTAATAAGTGCGGTCATCGCGTTTTTTCACCTCTTCAATGGAGACGATGCTAATATCGCCATCATAATTAAACAACACCCGATAATTACCAACTCTTAGTCTGTAATCATACTGGTGATTATTAAGCTTCTTAACATTTAGGCAATTGGGCATGTTGGAAAGATTTGCAATCTTATCCCTAATAATTTTATGTGTAGGGATTTTGCTAAGTTGCTTAATAGCTTTGGGTTGGTAGATTATCCTATTCATAAGTAAATTATAAGATAAATATAAGTTATTTGCAATATTTTATAAGTTTTTGTGTTTGTTATTGAGATTTAATAGATTGAATTAAGACAAGTCCACGCATGCGCGCGTGGGCTTTTTTATTGGAATTGGGATATGAGTAACTCTATAGATTTTGCACAGGCGTATTACAACGGCCTTGAATTTGTCAGAAATAAGAAAAAAGAGGCGGCAGAAATTGATGCTGTGCTTACCCGGTTTTGCGAAGAGGTACATACTGCCAGCAAGGGCGAGCTGGCGTGTGTGGTGGGTTGGCCATATGGTCATGATTTATCTGAAATAAAAACAGTTTTGCTAAAGCGGGGGAAAAACAGAGGGGTTAGATCGATATTCGAGATTGAACCATCTCAAGGTGGTTACCCGTGTGTTGTTAAGTGTGGTGATTGGCATAAGTCTGTTATGGATAAAAACGACCTTGAAGCAACGCTAGCCGAAGCACTGCAAAGCTATAACGTTGCCTCTAATATTCACAAGACACTGATGCAAATCCGTAAAGATGCTGGTGCTTAAAACAGGTGGATGGAGCTATGAAGCTAACAGCTAAAGCCAGCCGACTAAAACCTGCGGGTTGTAACAGTCGGCTTTCATCTCCCCGACAATGCAAGGGTAAAGCTGGTGTATGGGGTCGTGGGCGTGGTGGTAGGCCATGGCGTCGCTTGCGTGAGGCGGTGCTGTTACGGGACAAGTACACCTGTCAATACTGTGGGTATGCTAGCGTTGAGGGTATGGAAGTGGATCACATTGTGAACATTGCAGCAGGTGGCACTGATGACATGGGTAATTTGCAGACGTTATGCAAAGCCTGCCATGGGGTGAAGACTAGGCTGGAGAGCCGGCGCGGGTAATGCTATGAGTGCAATTAATCCGTTTGATAGTGAGTACGTGATTTCTTGATGAGATAAGCACGCCAAGGTTAGCACTGCATTCTATAGTAACATCATTTAATAGTAACTTTGAGTAATCATTTATTATTGTTTTAGACTGCTTAAAAAATAGGCAGAGGGGTATTGTAAAGTTGGGTTAACTTGCAAGCGGTCACCGCCTGCCCTCTCAATCGCGGAAAAAATTCCCCTTTTTAACCTGTTAAAGGCTTTAACAGGCTAGGATTTTACCAATAAATTTATTGATTTAGGCCTATTTTGGCTTGTTAAACGCGCTTTGGCGCGTCTTTTTTTAACAGGAGTTTTGCAATGGCTATGAACGAGCAAAAAGAGTTGTTCGCACGCGCTATTGCTATCAGTGGCGGGAGGATTTCAAACCGGGAGGCAGCGATTGAGGCCGGTTATAGTGAGAAAACAGCCAGCGCGACGGGTAGCCGCTTGCGCAAAGACCCTGAGGTGATAGCACTTATCGAAAAATTAAGTACGCCAATGGCTAATTCTGCCAGCCAACAGGGTGATGATCTGGCGAAAGCTGCGGTAAAGGTGGCTGATACAGTACCCGCATTACAGGCTGATTCGTTTTACGGTGAAGTGATTGTACAAACGGGGCTACAGGTGGCGATTGGTGATAAAAATTATTCGTTACTTGATCCACGCGATTTGCTGACGCTGGCCGGCATGGGGATAGTTACCCTAACACAGTCGCAGATTAAGAGTTTGCAAACGGTATTGCCCTACAAGTACGGCAAAGTGGGTGAAACGGGCAAGAAAGAAGCGCAACAGGCTGCGGCGGAAGAAATATTGCAGACTGATACGTTTGCACCGTTGCGATCACCGTCCATCGGGCGGTTGCAATGAGCGCACTGGTGGAATCTGCTACGCCTGAATGGACTACGGCATGCGTTGACTGGCAGCAACGGATTGTTAACAGGCAAAGTTTGATTGTGACACCGCCGTTATTTCAGGAATCAGCGGACGCGGCGCTGCGCATATTTCGCGCCCTAAGGCTGTGTGATGTGCCGGGGGAGCCGCGGATTGGTGATCCGGGGGTATCGAAGAACTGGATATTTGATTTTGTAGCGGCGATTTTCGGTGCCTATAACCCTGATACAGGGGTGCGGCTGATTAATGAGTTCTTTTTGCTTATCAGCAAGAAAAATTCCAAATCGACATACAGTGCCGGAATCATGCTGACCGCGCTGGTGCTTAACTGGCGTCGGGATGCTGAGTTTTACATCATTGCGCCGACTAAACACGTTGCTAATAACAGTTTTAATCCGGCGCGGGCAATGATTAATGCTGACCCGCAGTTGCGCCAGCTTTTTCAGGTGCAAGAGCATAGCCGTACGATTACCCATCGCGGCACTAATGCAAAATTGCAGATTATTGCGGCTGAATCGGATACGGTATCCGGGGTAAAGGGCACAGGGGTATTGATTGAGGAAGTCTGGCTGTTCGGTAAGCGCGCTAATGCGGTGAATATGTTTACTGAGGTGACGGGTGGGATGGTTTCACGGCCGGACGGTTTTACCATTTATCTGTCTACTCATTCAGATGAAGCACCACGCGGGGTATTTGCTGACCTGCTGAGCCGGGGACGAGCCGTGCGCGATGGTGAAATAACGCAGAACTACTTTTTACCGGTGCTGTATGAATTCCCGCCGTCGATGCTGGAATCAAAAGCCTATATGAATCCGGACAACTTCTACATTACTAATCCCAATCTGGGCGCATCGGTAGGCGTTGATCAACTGCGGCAACTATGGGACAAGGCGAAAAACGGTAAACCGGAGGAGGAGCGGCAGTTCTGGGCTAAGCATCTGAATGTGCCGATTTCCATAGCTTTAACCAATGATGTATGGCTGGCGGCCAATTTCTGGGAAAAAAATACACTGGAATCTATTGGCACGCTAGATGAATTACTGGCCGCTTGTGAGGCGGTGACGATAGGGATTGATGGTGGTGGCCTTGATGACCTGCTGGCACTGGCCGTGGTGGGCAGACGCAAGGGTGCACCGCGCCAATGGATGGTATGGGCTTATGCATGGGCTTCCCCGATTGTGCTGGAGCGGCGCAAAAGTATTGCTTCTACGCTGGAGGGTTTTGCGGCTGCGGGTGAAATGACGATTGTGTCGCAGGTTGGCGATGATATCGAAGAGATTGCCGATATGGTGAAGTACATTTATGACCGTGGCTTGCTGATTGAAATTGGGCTGGATAGTGCCGGTGTAGGCCAGATTGTCGATGCCATTCTGGAGCGTCATGTGCCGCAGGATTTATTAAAAGCGGTTACGCAGGGGTGGCGATTAAAAAATGCGATTCAGACGGTAGAGCGCAAGCTGGCGGAGGGAACATTGCAGCATGGTAATAACGCTATGTTTGCCTGGTCGATGTCTAACGCCCGTACTGAATTACGTTCTAACAGTTTACTGATAACTAAACAAGCGAGTGGCTGGGCGAAGATTGACCCGGTGATGGCCATGCTGGATGCGGTGCATATTCTGACCGAAAACCCAAACGCTGAGCCTAGAAACGATAAATCAGTATATGAAACGCGCGGGGTTCGATATATCAGCTATGAGTAAAAAAGATAAGAGAGCGCGCAAAAATTCTTCGCGAGGTATTCGTAGCGAGGGTTTACAGGCGTTGCGATTTGACGGTGTGGATGATCCGGCATTTAAGGAATTTATCCGCAATAGCGTTAGTGGTGGCGGGGTGCAGATTGGCGAAAATAAAGCCCTGATGAACTCGGCATTAAACCGTTGCGTAAATGTAATTTCGGAGTGCATCGCCTATCTGCCCATCAGGTTACTGACAGATACGGATGAAAAGGAGGTGCTGAAAGATGACCCACTATACCGGTTGATCAAGAAAAAGCCCAATGATTGGCAGACGGCCTACGAGTTCAAGCGGCAGATGCAAACACTGCTGCTGGAATACGGTAATGCCTATGCCCGGGTTATACGCAGTGGCAAGCGGGTGGTTTCTCTAGTGCCGATGCATCCAACACGGGTATCAGTAGAACAGCTAGATGATTGGTCACTGCGCTATACCTATACTAGCGCCAAAGGTAAGCAGACGCAAATGGGCGCCGATGAGGTGTTTCATCTGCGCGATTATTCGGAAGACGGGATTAAAGGTATTTCACGGGTAAAGCTGGCACGGGAAGCACTGGGCATAGCTTTTAGTGCGGAGAAAGCCACCCGGCGGACATTTGCACACGGGGTTATGGCCAGCGGGGCAGTAGAAGTACCAAAGGCTTTAACCGATGAGGGTTTTAACCGTCTGCGGGAATCACTGCGGGCGGCTAATAGTGGTGCTGAAAATGCCGGCGGGGTGATTCTGCTGGAAGATGGCGCCAAGGCGGCCAAATGGTCGAGTACGGCGGTGGATGCTCAGTTGCTGGAAAACCGCGCGCACCAAATAGAAGAAGTTGCCCGCTTTTTTGGGGTACCGCGTCCGCTATTGATGCTGGACGATACTTCATGGGGTTCAGGCATTAATGAACTGGGTATTTTCTTTATTAAATTTGGCTTAAATCCGTGGCTGACCTTGTGGGAGCAAGCACTGGAACGGGTATTACTTGATGACGACGGCAAAATACTTAAATTCAATACTGGGGCATTGCTGCATGGTTCGCTTAAAGATCAGGCGGAGTATTTCAGTAAAGCGCTGGGTGCTGGCGGTACGCAGCCATGGCTAACACAGAATGAGGTGCGGCGCACATGCGATTTACCCCGCAGCAAGGACAAGGACGCTGACAGTTTAAAAAATCCGATGACATCTAAGCAGATGGATAAAAGAGGCAAACAGAATGAGCTTGATTAAATTACCTCAACTGAACGCGGGAGCGATTCCCGAAAAAGTTTCGTATGAGTTAACGCCACAGGCCGCAAAAAAGTGGTCGGCGGGTATTAAGGCGCAGGATGACGATGATGATAACGGTAATGTGATTAATATTTATGACGTTATCGGCGGTTATGACGATGGTGCTGCAAATTGTGACTATGTGGCCAAAGCACTAAAGCGAATTGGTAATAATGATGTGGTGGTGAATATCAACAGCCCCGGCGGTAGTTATTTTGAGGGGGTAGGTATTTATAACCAGTTAAGTATGCACCCCGGTCGGGTAACGGTGCAGGTGGTAGGCATGGCGGCCAGTGCAGCTTCGGTGATTGCCATGGCCGGAGATGAAATTCTGATCGGCTCAGGCGCCTTTCTAATGATTCATAACGCATGGTGTCTGGCTATGGGTAATCGGCATGATTTGCAGGGCATTATTGATGGCTTGGGTGCTTTTGACAAGGCTATGGCAGACCTGTATGCACAGCGGAGCCATCGGCCATTGGATGAAATTGCTGCCATGATGGATAAAGAAACATGGCTGGATTGTACGGCAGCGATGGAATGCGGTTTGGCCACCGGCCGGCTGGAAGTGAAAAAGCAGACTACGGTCGATAGTGAAAGTAAACAGGCTAGGGCGTTAGTAGATACGGCTTTGGCGCAATTGGGTATGTCGCGAAAAGAACGGCGGCAGGTATTAAGTTCATTGAATAAAAACCACAGCATGCCGTGCGCTGCTGAGGATTCTGCTACGCCCGGCGCTGGCAGCGATGATTTTTTGGCTAGTGCAAATGGCCTTTTGAATTTTTTGAATAGAAAGGATTAAGTATGAAAAAGCAAGATGTGAAGCAGTATCCGTTACGTGGTGTGATTGGGGTATATGCCAATACGGGCAGTGATCCGGTGACTATGATTAATGGTATTCGCTCAAGTTTGCAGGACTGGCAAAACAACCAGACTGGTGAAGTGAATGCTTTGCGTGAACAAATGGGAGCCGGGGAAAAAGCGCAGGCGGAATTAAAACAGACGATAGTGGATTTACAGGCCAGTTATGATGATTTGGCTAAAAAAATTGCCGCGGGGCAAATGAACGGCGTGGGTGGTCTAAGTCCCGAGGCGATGGCGCAAAGTGCGGCTATGGTCAGTTATTTGCGTTCGGGTGAAGTCAATGCTGCGCTAACTAAAGATGGTAATCTTGGTGTGGTGGCGCCGTCGGAGTGGGATCGTACGGTAACCAATAAGCTGGTGGAAATTTCGCCAGCGCGGCAATTGTTTAATGTAAAGACCACGGACAACGCTTCTTTCAAAAAAGTTTATAACCTACACGGCTTTGCTTCTGGCTGGGTAGGGGAAACGGATAAGCGGCCGGAAACAAAGACGGGCGAGTTGAAAGAATATGAGTTCAAAACCGGGGAGATTTACGCCAATCCGGCAGTTACACAGACAGCACTGGATGATGCGGAGATTGATGTTGAGGCACTGATTAACGAGGAAGTAAGTAACGAGTTCGCCATTCGTGAAAATGCAGCTTTCTTTGCTGGTGACGGGGCTAATGGTAAACCAATAGGTATTCTTACGTTTGTTGAGGGACAGGCAAACGAAAAAGCGCACCCACTCGGTGCAATTCAGGCAGTTCAGTCTCAACGTTCTAGTAGCTATGAACTATACCCTGATGATCTTTTTGACTTAACTGGTGCATTGCCCTCAGCGTTTATGCCTAAAGCAGCATTTATGATGAATCGCAAGACGATGACGCTGGCACGCAAAATGAAAAACGATAGGGGTGACTATATATGGCAGCAGTCGATGCAGATAGGGCAGCCTAATCGTTTGCTGGGTTATCCAGTGTATGAAGTGGCCGATATGCCGGATATGGGTAGTGGTTCTATTCCGATATTGTTTGGTGACTTTAACCGCGCTTATATTATTCTGGATCGAAAAGGCATCCGTGTGTTACGTGACCCGTTTAGCAATAAACCCTATGTTCACTTTTATACAACTAAGCGCACTGGTGGTGGGGTTGATAATCCGGAAGCGGTTAAAGCGTTCGTTATGTAAGGGGTTTTAAAATGGCTAAATTAATCAAGGATTTTAAATGCATTTTACCGGGGCAACTGTATCCGACGCTGCTTAAAGCGGGAGAGGAGTGCCCGCCGGAGCATGAGCAAAACGCACGTAAATGGGGTTGTTTGCCGCCTGAGGGTGTGGCAGAAGTGGGAGTAGAGGCAGCTAAAGCGGAATTGGAAGCAGTCAAGGCGGAAGCGGAGGCAGCTAAAGCGGAATTGGAAGCAGTCAAGGCGGAAGCGGAGGCAGCTAAAGCGGAATTGGAAGCAGTCAAGGCGGAAGCGGAGGCAGCTAAAGCGGAATTGGAAGCAACCAAAGCGCAAGCAGCCGAGGCGGAAGCAGCGTCCAAAAAGGACGACAAGAAAAACGGCGGCAATAAGTAATGCGTTTTCTTACAGTAAAGCAGATACGTGACAACCAGCGACTGGATACCGATGAGGAAGACCAGTTGCTGGAGCTGATCGGTAGCGCGGCGGAGGCGCATGTGATTGCCTACCTCAATCGCCCTGTGTATGTAGATGGGGATGAGAAGCGCGCGGCAGAAGAGGCGGGTGCGGAAGATGGTATTGTGGTTACACCAGATATCATATTATCCATGCTAATAACCGCAGGATATTTTTATGCGCACCGGGAGGATTTGGGTCGGGCTGAAAATGCCGCCGTACCGGTTAATGCACATAATCTGCTGGATTTACACCGGAAGCGGCCAATGCCTAGATAAACGGGATAAACCGGGGGTGATGTATGCCCTCGGTTTTTTATTGCAGCCGTACCGGATTATGTGGGGGGGATTCATGAGTATTGCGGCAGGCAAACTTGATAAACGGGTATTGATTCAACGCCCGGAAATCAGCAAGGGCAGTCTGGGAGATATTGAAAAAAACTGGGTTGATGTCGGCAAGGTATGGGCAAACATGTCCTATCTGTCTGGCCGTGAATTTGTTAAAAACGGGCTGGATTCGGCAAGTTGTACCGTGTCGATACAGGTGCGCACAAGCAAACTGACAGCCAACATTACTCCTGAATACCGGATTATGTACAAAGGCAGTATTTTCAATATTCAGGCAGTATTACCGGATTCGATTCACCCCGAAGTAATTAATTTACCTTGTACAACGGGTATGAACGAGGGTTAAAAATGGCATTCAACTTTAAGGTTAACGGGCTGGAGCGGTTGCAGAAAAAGCTAAGGCGACTTGGTAAGAGCGTTCAGGAAGACATTGCTAAAAAAGCCACCGGCAAAGGTGCAGCCATCATCCGGGACGAGGCAAAAAACAATGCCTACAAGGCACCAAAACCTTACCGGGTTTACAACAGTGACGGCAAGGGTGGTAAAACCTGTACAGTAGTACAGCCCGGCCATGTCGGGCGCAGCATCATCATGAAGCGCATCCCTGCCTCGGAACGGCACGGACTGGCTTCCAAGCATATTGTTACCGTATCCAATTCCAAGGAAATTCCCAAAGGAGCAAAACAGATTGCCACCTTTGTGGAATACGGTATTAACATGCCGCAGCCACACCCGTTTATGCGTACAGCCTATGACAATAAGCGCGGGGAGGCTAAAAAGGAAGCAACCAAAATAATGCTGGAAGAGGTGCAGAAAGAATGGAAGAAATAGCTATTTTTTACAGCACCATAAAGGATTTATGCGGTGGGCGTGTTTATCCAGACCTGATACCGGTGCAGAACAGCGCCACAGACCCGGCTATGTGGCCAGCGATGCGCTATGTGCTTGTTTCCGGGCAAGTGGAGGCAACAAACTGTTACCAGAGTTTCAACCCGCGGGTGCAGGTGGATATTTATGCTAGTACGGCGCAGGAGCGCGCGCAATGTGTGCAGCAGGTGATGGATACAATACAGGCTAGCGACGAAATCGAATGCCTGCTTAAAACAGCGCCATTCTTTTCTTACGATATTGACAGAAAGAAATATCAGGCAACCTTTGATTATCTGATTGTTTAACTGACAATTGTTTTTTTATACGAGCCACGGTTATCCGTGGCTTTTTTTATGGAGTTTTGTTATGGCAAAAGCACAAGGGCAACCGGCTATTAAGAAAAGTGCGAAGCGCGGGATGAGTTTTAATAGCCGCACTTACTTTTACGACCTGCCGGAGACGCCGACAAAAGTTATTAGTGATTTAACAAACACTAAACCAGCCATTGCTACATCTGTGGGTCATGGCTTGAAAACGGGTGATGCGGTTTGGGTTGAGAGCGTCGAAAACGATGCTATTAATGGCTATTATCTTGTTAGCGTGAGTAACGAAGACTCATTTGCGCTGATGACGCTGGACGGGGAAGATATCGGCACGGTGACCGATGCTAAATTTACCACCGTGAAAAGATACAGCTTCTGTGATGCCACCAGCGTCAAGATAGCGGCGCTCAAGACTAAAGCAATTGATGCAACCACCATCTGCGACGAGGGCGCTGTCACTGAGCTGGAAAAAGAGCCGGGCACCATTAGCCTGTCCGGATTGTGGGCGCCAGACAAAGAAGTTCAGGATTTTCTGGAAGAGATGGCCGAGGAGCTGGAGACCATATTTTTTACCTTAAAACCCAAAGGCAGCAAGTATATGCGCGGTTATCAGGTAAAAATCACCAGCTTGGACTGGGATGGTAAAAGTGGCGATAAATGGCAGTTTTCTATCGAACTGCAAATTAATGGTCGCAGCCGTAAGTTAGATATGACAACAGGAGCAAAATAAGATGACCAACACCGCAAACACAAAAGAAGCCTTTATCAATGCCGCCCGCCAGTATATGCGCAAGGCAGTAATCAGCGCCGTACCGGATATTGCCCCGTACGATGGACATCTGCATGTCAAGATGTTCAATGTGCGCGAAATGACCGATTTTTTTCAGCGGTGCAGCGAATTTGAAAGCAGCTACGATGATGGTTTAAACGGCGTGCGTGAAAAAGCGCTGATGATTGTCGACCAGGATGGCAATCCCATGTTTTACCCGGATAGCCGCGAAGATTTGGAGTTTCTGGCTGACCTGCCCAGCAAAGTACTGGCGGCCGTACAAGATCATTTCTTCCTGATCAACGGAGATGCAGGGTTAAAAAAGCAGTTACAAGACGCGAAAAATTCATAA